GAGTTGCCGCTGATATTACAACTGGCGTTAATGATAATTTCAACAAGGGTATTGACAGTGCAAATAATTTGTCAACCAGCCTAGGCGGTAAAAAAACAGGTAGTCATCAATCAGCAAACGTTACGAGAACTTTACCTAGTGGATATTTCCACGCAAACGGTACTAATGGCAAGCTTGCAACTGATCAGCCGGCTGTTGTTGGTGATGGTGGTAAAGAAGAACTGATCGACTATGGTAATGGTCAAATTGGCTTGTCGCCTAGTATTCCAACGTTTACCATGTTACCAGCCGGCGCACAAGTATTTAGTGGTGACGACACCGACAAAGTTCGGCCAATCATGCAGTCATTAGGGGTACCTATGTTTGCCAATGGGTCTGGTGGCAGCATTATTGATTGGATCAAGAAGCTGTTTGGTGACGCAATGAAGTTCATTGAGCACCCAATCGACAATTGGAAGAAGTTAGTTGATAACACCTATGACATGACGCCGTTTGGTGCCGATACTAGTACCATTGGTTCTTCTGGGAAAGAATTTGAAAAGAAGCAGACTAATTGGTTGAACGTGCTTAAAAAGAAAGTCGATGCTGAAGCCGTTTCTGGCCCTGCTGGTGCTGGTGCGCAGCGCTGGGCTAGTATTGTAAAAAAGGTCGGCGATGCAATGGGACAAAATCCTACTGCTGGTGAAATTAGCCGCATTATTAATGTTATTGATCACGAATCTAGCGGTAATCCCAGCATTACCCAAGGCATTTGGGACATTAACATGGCTAACGGTACACCGGCTAGAGGATTGCTACAATTTGTGCCTAGCACCTTTGCGTCTTACATGGTACCAGGGCACACAAACATTTTATCAGGCGAAGATCAGATTTATGCTATGTTCAACGATACTAATTGGCGGTCTGATGTTAAGACTGGTGGCTGGGGTCCAACCGGTGGTCGCCGATTGGCCTTGGGACAACATATTACTAAAGAAACGCCGGCGTTGATTGGCGATAATCCGCAGCATGACGAGTTTGTCATCAATGGTTATGCCGGTAATGCCGGTACCTTGACCAGTGAACTGTTAACCCAAATGGCTCAGGTTAATCCAGCAGCATTACAACAAGTTAAACTACCGAAAACGATGTTTGCCAGCGCAGAAGCTATTTCCGGTTATCAACCATCAGCACAAATGTTCTCACAATCAGGGACTACTAATAATGGCAGCTCAAATGATTTAACAGCCACTACTCATGCGCTAGTCGATGGTCTACAAAAGGCACAAGGAAAAATTGAAATTCATTTAGACGGTTATGTGGAACAAATAGTTTATCCGCTAGTTAAACAGTTATTAGGACGTGATCAATTAGCGACAATTAATCGGTTAGGGGGAATTCATTAATGGCTAAGGATGATGACATTATGATTGTCACGCCTACCGGTGAACAGATACTTGCAAGTTCGATTGGCATTCACACCGAAAGCTTCTCGCCGCCGTCACCTAATTACAGCCACACCTATACATCAATTTCATCACATCGTGTTACTGCGTCAACTGCTCAACTGCAGCAGCGGACAATACCATGGGTGTTTGATATTAATAGTAACGATAAGTATGACCAGAGCCTACAACGCCTGGAAGTATTTAGATTATTAGGCGGATCAGAAGACTTTTATGTGATCGACATGCGGGTGCCATTTATTCGATGGCCAGTACACGTTGATGGCGGCTTTTCCGTGAGCCCTTATCAGGGATCCAATGTCATATCAGATGATGTGACTGTAAATCTAATCGTAAGTGAGGGCTATGGAGAGACGGTGACCACCAGTGATAACCTTAATCAGATGGCAGCATTCGGTATGGCTCTGCCCACTAATAATGAGCTTGATTATACTTTTAAAAACCAGACTACCGCCAAGGTTTATATTGCTGGTGTAGTGCCGATTAATGCGGACGAACATCCAATGTTGATTAAATTTCATGGTGATGTGGCTAACGCGTTGTCCATCAAGAATGTGACAACAAACCAGACGTTTTCGTTGACGAAGCCCTTGAATAAAAATCAAGAGCTTTTAATTTGGGGTAATGTTCCGGCTATAGATGGCACACAAGTCTATGGCAGCTCAAATCATGCTTATTTAGACTTCCAGTTGGGTTTCAACGATATTGTTATTTCCGGCGCTACCAATTTTGATGTAACTTTTTCAACAAGATTCTACTATTAAGGAGGTGGTGTAAATGGTGCTAACAGTAAAAGATTTTCAAGGCAATATAGCGCCGATTAATAATCCGACTACTGCCTCACTAGTTGACACGTTTGGACAGGTCTCACAAATCACAGTTACATTTTTACGCAGCCTTAATCCTAATGTAGCCAACATGATGCAGCCTAGGACACTGTTAATTAATGAAGACACGCAACAGCAGTATCGCCTTCAATCAGTCAGCGCAACACCATCTGGCGGAGATTACAGTATACAAGCAGTTTTTCTGGGAATATTGCATGATTGGAACGATCACTACGTTGATGGGACGATTAAAGACACACAGTCGCTGGACGCTTGCATGCAATTACTAACTAATGGGACCAGTGTTACCTATACGATTCATGACAGCTTTCCAAACTTTGAATTCTCAACTGAGTTCGGCAAAGGCAAGGCTTATGATCTTTTCTTAAATACACTTGTCAGTGATTTTGGCTTTGAGTTTAGCATTGATAACCAGCATATTGATATTTATAAAACCATCGGGCAACAAGATGCGTTTGTTTGGTTGGACACCCTTAGCTTTAACACACTCAACGAACAATCAGACTATACGGCAATCGCTACGCATATTAAGGGAACTGGCAAGATGGATGATAACAGCAAACCACTAGCGACTGCTGAATACAGTAGTCCACATGTCAAGGATTATGGCGTTATTGATGCCGATTTTGTCAGTGATGAACGCTTTACTAATAATGATGCACTATTAGCATATCTTAAAACGAAGTTACAAGATTATCCGTTAATTCAACGGACAATTACGTTGAATAATGATAATACTAAAAGCCCCTTTAAATTAAATAAAGATGCAGTAGCAGTTGGTGACCACGGCTATTTACGTGCTCGTAACGGAGTTGATGTTAATACTCGTATTACTGAGATTACACGTGATTTAACTGGTCATACTGCTACGCAAATAACGCTAGGCAATCAGATTAAAACGTTTGATCGGATTACCGCCGATTTACAATTAGCCCGTCAACAAGCAGCACAACAGATTACGGACATTAAAAACGAGCAGTCAACGATCATCAACAATAACGTGTCAACGCTAGATGGGGGTGAGTCAGTTGTCAGATACGCCGATTACGCAGAAACGTTACCTACAGGACAAGACTAAAACAGTCTATTGGCCAATCACTGCTTGGGATGCCGTTATTGGACTAGACACACGTATTAGTCAGTTGATTACCGCATCTGGCAGCAGCAGTGACACATTTTTAAGTATCACAATGGACGCAATATTGACAGTAGTTAAGCAGCATTTATCTGTATCACTTGACGTCAAAACAGGTCACTTGCAGCTTAACGCCACGGACGTCACCGAGCAGGATATTGTCAGTCAGATTGCAGCCAAGGTGATCGCGTCGATTAAAATTAGCGTTATCAATGGTGATTTAACCATAGAAGGAAGTGATTAAATGGCAAGTACAACAAAAGATTTAGGCCGCGTAATGCCGGTGGCACAGGGTGCGTACAGTGCGACCAAGGCTTATGTGCCGCTGGATATCGTGAGTTATAATGGTGGATCGTATATCTGTTTAACAGCCAACACTGGCAAAGCACCTACTGACATGACTTGCTGGCAGTCTTTAGCCATGCCTGGTGCGGTCGGCAATACTGGCGCTACCGGTCCTCAAGGACCAAAGGGTGATAAGGGCGACAAAGGCGACACAGGCGTAGCTGGACAGTCGGTTTGGTATTTCCCGTATAGCATAGGATCTAATGCAAGTGGACGTTGGTGGTCAGATTTGAAACCAACGCCTACGACTACTAATCCACCTAAAGTTGGTGATACGATTGTTGACATAATAGGCAACGTTTATCAGATTACCAATGTAGTGTCTAGTGCTAATTATGGTGGCGGTGGTACGTTTGACTTCGGCAGTTTGCTAACTAGCATCAAAGGACCAAAAGGCGACACAGGTTCTCAGGGTCCTAAAGGCGATAAAGGCGATACTGGTCCAGCTAACATTAAACTGGCCGAGTTGGATACTCGTAATGATAATTCTATACCAAGCTGGTATCAAAGCAACTATGCGCAGTCCATTGTGACTGAGTTTAAGAGTATCTCGACCATTAAGGCCGGTGCAATCTTAGGTGGGACTTTCTGCAACCTGACAACAATTGTGTCATGGAAAGATTACTCTGGTGGCCTACCAGTTCAAATCGCAACTAACAACGCCAATGCTGGTTGCTTTGCATATCGCGTTGCAACCTCAGACACCAATTGGGGTGCTTGGCAACAGATGGGTGCACAAGGTCCTAAGGGTGATAAAGGCGACACAGGTGCTCAGGGTCCAAAAGGTGACACTGGGCCAACTGGTCCCCAAGGTCCTAAAGGCGATAAAGGTGATACCGGTTCTACCGGTTCTACAGGTGCTATTGGTCCCCAAGGTCCAGTTGGTCCAGCTGGGGCTAAAGGTGCAACGGGTGCTACGGGTCCGCAGGGCCCTAAAGGGGACACCGGTAGTCAAGGACCAACCGGAGCCACTGGTCCGCAGGGTCCGGCCGGTAAGGATGCAGTTAGTCAAATACTTGATACTCGCAGCACAAATCAGACACCTGGCTGGTACCACACCAATAATCCTAAAAAAGTTGTAACTGAGTTTAAAAGTACTGATGCTATCGGGATTACACAGGCGCTAATGCCATCTGGTCAAACGCTTGGAAATTATTGCAGTCTAACCACAGAAACACCGTATAACGATGCTAGTGGCGGCTCGGTATTTCAAACAGCTAAATTAGTAAATCAAACACGCCCCGTAGTGCTTATCCGTGTTGGCATATCAGACACGTCATGGAGTGCGTGGGAATTGACGACAACATGGTAGGAGGCTGTAAAATGAGTGATGTGATCACACTGGCACGGCTGCCAGATGTTGAACCAGTTTTGTTGAGTAATGCCTATCAAAATGGCGTCACTATTTTTAAGTCGATCAACGAGCTTTATCGAGACCTTGATGGTCTTTTTATTTTGGTGCACCGACGCTACCGGCCATTACGCAGTGTCCAAGCAAGTATCTCAACCGATCGGCTTATTTTTGGCTTAATCAATTGTTTAATCAGCTACAGGATACGTTGAATGGCTTAATTAGCCGATTTAACGGCTACGGCCTAGTTGGTGCACCTAATTACACCGATACACCGCAGATTAACTTGTGGCGGCCACAAACACTTGGCTTTGCCGATTACAAAATAAATATAAACAACAACTGGCAGTCGATCGAGGACAAACTCAACGGCTGCTATTTATATATCGCACCGTATCAGAAAGGAGTGAGCTAGTTGGCAGTAAACACTTATGTCCAATTAGATTTAGTTAAACCAACACCAACTGCAATTGATCTAAGCGGTAATTTTAATGGTCGTGTTGCTGATGCTCAAAGTTATCTTAAACTTTGGATAACAAGCAATGGTATGCCAAAAGATTTGACTGGTATGACAGTCTATTTTGCTGGTATCGATCCAGATGGTAATGCCAAGAAAATTTATGGCACAGCCCAAGCGGATCAGCCTGGTGACAATTTGCAGACCGGACGTATCACATTTTATTTTCCAAGTGGCACATTTAGTGTGCAAGGTGACTGGGATTCCGAGAGCACATATTTTGGAGTTGCTGATACCGATGGCACAGTGATTTCAACGGTCAATATTGGAATTCGTGCGTTGGCGAATAAGGTCGACATGGGAATTAATTCAAAGCCGTTTTATACCGACTTAGAAAAAATCAAAACTGACGCGACAACTAAACTGCAAGCTGAATTAGATAAGGCAACAAAACAAGTTACTGATTTTATTGAAGCGCAACAAGCTGATATTACAGCATCTCAAACAAAATACAATACCGCACTTAATGATGTTATTGATCCAACATCAACGCTCAACACTGGTATTGCAGCACTTAAAAAAACATTAAGTGCAATCAAAATGCAAGCTGATGCAAATGATTATGTTGACACAACAGCTTTTAACACTTTGAGTGGGACTGTTACCAATCTTCAGAATTCGCTTAAAGCGCTTGATAAACGTAAGACAAATAGTAATCCGATTGATTATATCAAATCATATCCAGCTGGTTTTGCGCGTGAAGTTAACAATGCGGCAGATATCGGAATCACAGCAGATATGCTACCGTCTGGTGTATCGCTTGGTGCCGTTATCGTTGATACTGATGTGCCGTGGACAGATAACACTTTGGGTTGGCCGACACAGACTGCCAAGTTTACGCAATCGTCAAGGCCAGTCGTGTTAATGCGCAAAGGCACCGCAGACACAGTGTGGAGTGCTTGGGAATTAGTAACGACATGGTAAAAATTCATGGAGGTAATTTTATGATCAAGAACAAACAAAAATTGCTGGGGGGGGGTAGCGAACCCTTCTAGTGACAAGGGTTTGGCTCCCTTTACCTTAATTAAAAGGGGGCAATTCTAATGGCTAATAAATTTAACATTTCAAATGGAGCGTCTGGTTGGAGTAAACAATTAAATGATTTTATGAATGAATATTTTGGGAACGATGTTACAGCAAGTAGTTCAGGCATCACTTTTTTAAATGGCGTGACGTCTAGTGACGGGATTAAATATAGACTGTTTTCCAACAAATCCGGCATTGCATTTGCTATTTTCGGCAGTGTGTCGGTACCAGTTAGTAGTTTAAGTAAAACAGGCTACGAAACTAAGTTATTTAATATTCCGACGAATTTACCTAATTTTGGTGAGACTAGTCAGCCATGGGTTGCACCAAGCACTGGTGGTCAGGTGCGACTCAGTCTAGCATTTTCAACCAATCAGGTTTCGATCGCAACAATGAGCGGATCAACACTAGACTGGGCTAATTCGGCTAGTTCATCTACCAAGATGTGGATAGACTGCGCGCATATCTTTCCAATTTTAAATTAACTCTGACTCAGGCGTCCCGAAAGGAGCGCTTTTTATGTTCAAAGATCTAATCCAATCTACTACCCCTGAAAATCGTGGGGGGGGTAGAAACCCCTTCTGCTAACGGGTTTCTAGCACTACTGAAAGGTGGTGCTGAATGATGACTGATTACACAATGACAAAAGGCAGTAACTGGTGGCAGCAATATAATCAATTTGTCAAAGATCAAACGCTAGAAATTAGTGCATGGACTGATGCTGGTATTAGTTTTATTAATGGATATACGGGCAACACCAGCGACATGCCTAACACGCTTAAATATCGCACCATCACTTTTGGTGGCGTATTAATTGCAACGGAGTTTGCAGGCTATGTTAAGGCGCCTGCTTTGACCAGTAGTCAAGGTGTAATTGCGATTTGTAAGCTTCCAAGCGGCATAATGAAGACTGCATTTACCAAAAATTTAAGTACAGTTTTGCTTGTCGGAACCGGTCAATATGCGGTAGTTGGCTTAGATACGACCGATTTTTCGTTAACAATCAATCTTTGGGGGTTAACGAAAAATTTAGCGGCCGGAACAGATTTCCAAGTTAACGCGACTTTTGAATGGTAATTGATTATTTGCTCCAATCAGGATGCCTGAGAGGAGCTTTTATATGAGTTTAGCAACAATTTATGCTGGTCAAAAAGGCTGGCTAGCAAGTATTTTAGGTAATGATAAGTATTTAGATGGTAAAGTAACGGATAGCGGCTGGATCACTACTGGATTTACTTTGCTTAACGGATGTACAACGGTTTCTGGTGACAAACAAGCTTATCGTTCTTTAACATTTAGTACGGTCAAGCTCGTTTTTGTTTGTTTTTCTGTTAACATGCCGGCAAAGAACTTTGGATCAACAACAAATGTAATCCAATTGCCTACAGGCATTAGTAATAACTCGGTCACGTTATCTGGTTTAACTGTTGCTGGGACTGATAACTTAGCTAGCTGGGCAATCTCTAACGGTGCTATCGCAGTCACCGCGCGGAAAGCTTGGACTACTACACAGGCAGCAATTATCCGTGGTGCTTTTACCGCAGACGTATAGGAGGGATAAAACTTGAAAGCAATTTATTTATACGATAAAACTAGCCGTGAATTTCAAGGTTCTAAGCTAGTTGATGATGATTATGTGGCAGCAGCTGGCGAAACAGAAATTAAGCCGGCTGATGGCTTGTATGAACCAGTCACATTTCCGAATGATGACGCTACCGCATGGGTCGGCACTGATCAAGCAGTTTGGCAAGCGGCACAGGATGCAGCTTATCAGGAATATTTAAAGGAACATCCCGAGGCAGCACCACAACCGACTGCTGAACAACAGGCGTTGACCGCACTAGCCCAACAAATTGCGGACAATGATACAAATACGGCCACACAAATCACATCAATTGAACAGGCACTGACAGCATTAGCCACAGGAGGTAATGAATAATGTTTATTACATTTAAATTCGCGTATCAATTATGGAACACAATGACAAAAGAAGACGTCGCGGCACAGGTTGTTAAATCAGCTATTACGGCCGACCAATATAAGACAATTGTTGGTGAGGAATATCAGACGTCAGTTGCTTATAAGACACCCACTGACACAACAAGCGCGGCGCCCGATTCGACTGCAGCAACTAGTGGCACGGCCAACGTAACGCCGACGGAAGGCTGATTATGAGTAAACAAATTAATTATGAAATTTCGTTTACTAACCTAACTGCGGACCAGGCGAAGCAGATAACTAACTTAGTTGATGATTTTAAGAATGACAATGGACTACAATCTGTTGGCATGCAAGGAATTGAGCCTGGTAAAAATGAGGTTACTCATATTTTGGCATATGGTAATAAATGATATTTGTGGGATAATTTAGCCGAGGTGATATTAATGACAATTATTGCATCGGCAATTGTTCACGATGGTGTTATTATTGGCTCTGATTCTCGGCTAGTTAATGATGACTATGGTCAAAGAATAATCGTAAGCGACACAGCACAAAAGGTTTTTTTGCTTAAACATGCTAAAGCAGTTATTGCTACAACCGGTAATTTTTTGGTGAATCCACTTGATTCTAAGAGCCAAATTAATAAATTCTTTGCTAACTTGGATGCAAGAATGGATGATATTGCACCAGATGAAATTGCGGTTGAGCTGATTTCATCAATCGCGCAAACAAATATAGCGAACAACGAATTTGCAATCGTGAAATTTTTGAATGGTCATCCGTGTATTGTTTCAGTTACTGGACAGGATTTTAAAATTAATACCGCGTTTGGTAGCAATTTCTTCTGGGGACAGTCGGATTCGATTCTGCGACTATTTAATTATGATAGACCGGATGCTGAGAGTGTTATTCAAGAAAATTGCTCATTAAAAAAAGCGACCGAGATTGTCAAATTTCAGATTGAAACAACAGTCAAGGCAAATCAGTATATTGAACCTATAGCTGGGGTTGGTGGACTTCCACAAATATATCAAATTACCAAGAATAGAATAACAAAACTAGAATGACGCCTACAGCTTAGGCGTTTTTATTTTGTGTAAAACAGAAAGAAGGTGGGTGAATGCAACTATTTAAGCAGCGACTCAGTAAAGAGTATTTTCACTTTGCCTACGGTGTATTTACATTAATTGGTGGTATTTACGTTTTCTTGCACCTTAATTACTTGGATGAACCGCAGATCACACCACCGCCGCCACTACCACGTTTTGAGCATTTAGGTGCTGATTTTGTAGACGATTGGTGGTTTGCAAGCTTATTGGTTTTAGCAGGTTTCTTTCTCCTATTGGGCGTTTTTCTAGGTCTCAGAAAGTGGCGAGATATTGGTGTTGTTCTAGCGGCACCACTTTACGGAGCAATGGCATTTGCCTTTGCTTGGCGAGGATTATTAGATCAACGGTTTAATTTAACATGGGTGTCAATGGGCCTAGCATTTGTCTTGCTTATTGGTACGGCAATGCGAGGTGATCGGCGACATGACTGAATGGATTGCGAAGAATTTTATAGTGTTGTTAGGTGCCGCCGCTGGATTATTAAGCGCCATTGGTGCAATCGCACATGCTCACCGACAAGACCATTCTGACGCCAAACGTGAACAGGACGAGATGCAGCAATTCGTTATTAGGACAGTACGCGAACAATATGAGGATTTACAGGGATCTTTTAATAAATTGCAACGGCAAAAAGACCAGATGGAACTTGAACTGAATCAGCAATTAGCCTTATTGACAAAAGAAAACAATCATCTCAAAAAGAGCAATGAGTTTTATAAGGCTGAAAATGCTAGATTAGGCGCTGAAAATAAGAAGTTGAAGGCGCATGGATTAATTGGAGGTTAAAGTAATGGATACTATTACTAATTTGAATTTAGCAACGGCTGCCGAGTTAGCGGTAATCGCCGCTGTTTCAGGGCTGGCCACACAAGCGTTAAAGAAAATGACCAAGCTGCCTAGCTGGGTGCTACCATGGGCTAGTATTATCATTGGTGTGCTAGGCGGTTTAGTTGCAGTGCTTGTTACTCACGACAGTAATTATGCTAGTGCTGCCTTAGCTGGCGCGTTAACTGGTGGTGCGACTAGTGGTCTGTTTGACGGAGTTAGTGGAGCGGCTTCGGCCGTGCAAGCCACTAGTACCGCAAAACGGACCGTAGTGGATGAAAATGCAGCATTAAAAAAGAGGTTGATGGGCTTAAGACCTTAGTCGGCATTCTGCAAGGTGGTTCTAACACTGCAGCTAGTCAAGCGGCTTCTGCAACTAGTGCGGCACCAGCACCCGTGAGTACTGGCAGCGCGGTCAATTCAGCTGGAACAATTGCTATTGATATCCCAGCAGTAGGGAGTGATTCAAGTGTCACAAAATAAAGTTAAATTTGGAGCTGTCGCATTAGCGGCGGCTCTTTTAGTGTCGCCAGTAATCTTAAGTAAACCAGCAGCACGGGCCGCAGTTGGCGATAAAGGTCCAGATTGGTCAAAATATCAAGGAAATCAAGGACGGTTTGTCTCCGGTAATGATAAGTTCGCCTTCGCGCAAATCGGCGGTTATTACAATGGTTCCTTTGTTGACCAGGCAACATATAATTCACAAGTACAGTACGCGATTGCCGAGGGCAAGCGGGCACAAACCTATATTTACGCTCAGTTTAGCGGTCGCGCTCAAGCCGATGCTATGCTTAATTATTATTTGCCACGGATTCAAACGCCTAAAGGATCGATTGTCGCGCTTGATGTGGAGTCTGGTTATCCTGATACGGATTCGGTTATGTATGCGCTGAATCGCGTTAAGCAGGCTGGCTATACGCCTATGCTTTATGGTTACAAGGCATTCTTGACGTCACATATTAATCTGACATTTATCTCAAACGCCTACCAACTGTGGCTAGGTGAATATCCTGACTATTCTGTCCGAACGGAGCCAAATTATAACTTTTTCCCAAGTTGGAACAATATTGGGGTATTTCAGTTTACTTCGACCGGCCTACCTGGTGGCTTGGATTATAACATTGATTTAACGGGGATTACTGATGCTGGTTATACTGGCACCGGTACTAGCAAGGCTGGCGGTGAAAAGGTCAAGCCGGTTACAACTACGCCAGCGATTGCCGCAGGTCAAGCTGCTAATAACACCAAGAAGTCAGCCATTAAGGTCGGCAACACCGTTAAGGTCAACTTTGGTGCCAATCGCTGGGCGACCGGTGAAAGTATCCCGTCTTGGGTAAAGGGGCAAAACTATACGGTTGCTCAGGTTAGTGGCACTAAGTTACTGTTATCCGGCATTAATAGCTGGCTTGATCGCAGCAACGCGGAAATCTTATCCGTTACTGGTACGATTGCTACAAGCAGTGGCTCAACCTATACTGTGCAATCTGGTGACACGCTCAGTGGCATCGCGGCAAAGTATGGTACTAGCGTATCCGCCTTAGCTAGCCTAAATGGTATCAGCAACGCTGATTATATTTATATCGGTCAAAAGCTGACAGTTAAAGGCAATGCTACAGCAGCTAGTGTTACTAGTTACTATACAGTTAAAAGTGGCGATACCTTATCAGCGATTGCCGCCGCTCACGGTCTAACCACAGCAACTCTGGCAGCCTATAATGGTATCACGAATTACAACATGATCTATACTGGTCAGCAGCTTAAATTTAGTGGCGGGGCGACTGCTACTAGTCGGAGTTATACGGTCAAATATGGTGACACCTTAGGCGGTGTTGCCGCTAGTCTAGGCACCACGGTAGCATCGTTAGCGGCTAAAAATGGCATTGGCAACACTAATTTGATCTATACGGGTCAGACACTGGCCTACTAGGGGGTGTTTGATTTGCGAGAGTTAAAAGTGACTGATTACTCAAGCAAGGAGACTGATACCAGCACTATGACGCTCACATTATTTGATGACGGTTTACCAACTGGACTAGTTGGTGATTTATCGGTCATTGCAGCTAACGATGATGGTGATGTTAAGCAGCTTAAGTATGAGCTAGCCGATAACCGCATAATCATCACACCTGCAGCAGAACTACCAGCCGGACGCTATCGACTAGAGGTTTGGTTAGTCAACGGTGCGGCGCGGGCGATTTACCCCTCGGCTGGTTATCTCTACTTTTATGTTGGTTATGCTTTAAATGGCGTTGAAGGCAACATGGTCAAAGTAATCAGTTTAACTGATCTTTATCAGCAAATGCAAAAAATCGCAGATAAAGCAGCAAGTAATGGCGTAGCAGGAAATTTTAGAATTGATGATACTGGTGATTTGATTTACAGCACCAGCACAAAAGAAACGGAGTGATAATATGACAGATATTAATTTAGGACGTGTTACTGGTCAATCAGCTTATGAGGTCGCAGTCGTTAATGGTTTTAGTGGTACTCAAGTCCAATGGTTAGCTTCGCTGAAAGGCAAAGACGGGGCTAAGGGTGATCAAGGTATTCAGGGCGTCCAAGGCCCTACTGGCAAGAATTTTGAGATCAAAAAGACTTATGGCAGCGTTGCTCAAATGACATCGTCAAATGGTGCTGGGCTAGATGATGGCGACTTTGTTTTGATTGCCACCACAAATACTAATGACGTGGATAATTCTAAAATGTATACGTGGGACGGCTCGAAATACGTCTATCTTGATGATCTATCAGGTGCTCAAGGTATTAAGGGTGATCAAGGTCCACAAGGTATTCAAGGACCTAAAGGTGACACAGGTGCGACCGGTGCTACTGGTCCGACTGGTCCTCAAGGTGTTAAAGGTGATACCGGAGCTATTGGCCCACAAGGAATTAAAGGTGACAAAGGTGATACGGGTGCAACGGGGGCTGCTGGTAAAGATGCCAAAGTTGGTACCTTTGCGATTAATGCCGCCGGTCAGCTAATTTACACTGAGCCTACTAATTAAAATTAAATGCTATCGATTAAACAAATTGGCCTATCCCTTGCGGGGTAGGTCTTTTTTTATTGCAAAAAAATAATTTTATTTATTTTTAAATTGGCCGCTTTTAGTGCGTTGTTCCAAGTTCCAAATATTTTTTAGATTGACCGTTGCGCTTGCCAGTCGTAATGGAATTACAAATGCTAACTGGATTTATTCTGGACAATCTCTGGCTTATTAATATAGTAGGTTTTTGAAAAAATTACTGATCTAACATGAAATTAGGGTATACGACAAAGTATACGATAAATCAGTAAATAAATTTTAGCATGAAATAGATGAAATGATTAAAAACGCGTAGCAAAGGCTTTTTGAAATATCTGAAGATGCTTGAAAAGTAATAAAATTACTTAGATAACAAGAAGAACATGTTCGCATTGCTAGGCAAACCTGGCTTTGAAGAACTTGGTAAAGAATTGAACGAACGCCTTTAATATAGCGTATACTGTCTTTTTAGACTAAATAAAAAGTTCTCAGAATCATAAACTTATCTCGTGTCTTTTGGCTGCGACTTATTTTATGATTTTTGAGGGCTTTTTTATTTCTTGAATTTA